GCACAAAATTCTGGAGCTATTGACACATTACGTAATCAATACAAATCACTGAATACTAAACGTTCTAATAATTTAGCAATTGATGATCTTGTAAATTCTCTACGAAAGAAAGTTAATCAAGATAATGCTTTTGCTGATGATAAATTACGACGTGACTCTATTCCTCACTTAGAAAATATTGCTAAACTAACTGCTGAAGGTGATTTTGAAGGAGCTAAAAAAGTTTTAGCGGATAAAGACCTTTTTGATGAAGCAGGACAAATTCGTAATATTTCTCAAGCAGAAAAAGCTGCTAAAGCAGCTAAACGAAGTGATGCTGCTTATTTTAGAGGTATAAAACGTGATGATCGTATTGAAGCACGTGCTATTCGCAATGAAGAACGACAAATTGCAGAAGAAGAAGAACGGGACCGTGCGGCTTTACGTCAAGAAGAACTTAGTGGACTTGTTACTAGTGCTTTAGTTACACGACGTAATCAAGAAGATTTTGTTGCTAAAAATGAAAGTGAAATGTTTAATACTGCAAGAGATGCAGGAATAAATTTACTTCAAATTAATGATCCAGAATATCTTAAAACATTAGATAGATCGCAACTTGATGTTGTGGCTGGATTTCAAGAAAATATTAAAAATAATTCAGCTCTTTTACCAAATACATCAGAAGAATTACGAGGATTAGAAAGATCACTTTTAGACAGCGGTGCTAGTGCTGGAGAAATTAATCAAACGATTAACGCACTTAATACAGCATTTACACAAAGTAATCCATTATCAACAATTGATCAACAAGCTTTTGATAATGAAAAAGCACAAATAGACGCTGCATTCTCAGACAGTTCAACAGTACAAGAGATTAAAAATCCTAAACCTCCTGCACAAATCATGAGTGAATTGCGACAAGAAAACGCTCATGTTTTTGAAGAATTAGGTGTCTTAAGTAAAGATAAAGTAGAAAATCTCTTTGATAAAATGGCTAATGGTGGTTTTACATTTGAAGGGCACCCAATCAAATTAACAAAACCTATGATTTCTGAAGCATTGCAAAGAATTGATGGCAGAGCTTTATTGGGTTTTGGTGATAGACATATTGAAGATGTTATTAACGATATGCTAGGGACAGGAACTTGGAATAAAGATATTGAAGATGGTGTTCGTTATCAGCAAGCATTAGCAGATTTAAATGCAAGAAAGTCTAATGCCAGAAACTCAGGTATAGGTACATTATCTAATAATATTTTTGGAGCACAAACCGAAAATGCAAGGCGTTTTCTTGATGCCCAAGCAGAACAAAATGGGAATGAGAATCTTAATGAAGCATTACAGCGTTATACAACGCCTGATGTTACTGAAGAACTTCGTAAATTTTTTAAATAGACCTTTATGCTATGTCTGATCCTCTTCTTGATGTTAAGCGTGTTGCTATTGCACAACGCTTTACCCAACCTACTAATACTGTTAATCGAGTTTTAAAAGCTAAACAGGATAGTCAGCAACGTTTATTAGAGAGTAGTGCTCAAGCTATTAATTCACTTAAACAGCAAAGTGAAATTAACAAAGCTCAGATTAATAACGAGATAGGTTCACTTTATACTGATTCTGATATTGCAAGAAGTTTAGTTGGCGGTACAGCTAAAGGTGTTGGCGGTACAGCCGAAGGTTTTGGGTATAGTTATGGAAAATTTAATAATTTAATTGAAACAGCTAAAAATTTTATTAATCCTAATAAAAATTCAGATCCTTCTGCATTGTATTTAGCACGAAAATTTATTTCATACGCTATCCAAAAAGATGCTAGTAAAGTTTATAACTATGGAGAAAAAACTCACAATGAACGTGATATTGTCACTCAGCATAATATAGCTCAAAGTACACCTACAGGAGATATTTTTGATCCATCAAGTTATTCATTAGGAGAAAATCCAACTTTAAGTGGTTATGGTCATCAACTATTAGGTATCTTAAGTGAATTTGCACCTCAAGCAGCGGGTTTATTAGCTAAAGGAGTGCCAGGTCTCGCTATTAGTGCTGCAACAGGTGGTGCTCAAGCTGGAGCTTCTCAAGGTCGAGAAGCTAAAAAATATATAGAAAATCTAGATCAAACAACATTAGAAGAAAGTTCTCAGCTTTATAACGATCTAAGATTAAACCACCCTCTTATGACTCATGAGGAAGCTAAAGCACAAGTTGCAGAAAGTGCTAAAACTGCCGCATTTGCTACAGGTGCTGTTATTGGTGGTGTTGGCGGTGCAGCTACTAATTACATTCTAAAACCACTTCAAAAGAAGCTTTCAGGCTCTGCCACGGGGCGTGTAATAAAAACAGTAGGCTTATCTGGAATAGAAGAAGCTACCCAAGAAGTGACTGAGTCAGTTGCTTCTAGAGCAGCTGCTAAACATGTTGCAGGTGGGACACAAAATTTAACTGAAGGTACATTTGGTGATGCTGTATTAGGCGGCAGCTTTGGTAGTGCATTAGGTGGTGCAGGTGGCGCAATAGGTGCTGTAACCGATCGTGCTGTTAAACAACGTACTGAAGCAATTGAACAAGTTAATCAAGCCCGTACTCAATCACAAGCAGTCAGTGAAGCTATTGCAGAAAAACGTTATAAAGATTTAATTGATCCTGAAAAACAGAATCAATACCCTCTTAAAGCTTCTGCTATTGCTTTAGCTGATGAAATTAAACATCAAGACACTACACCAGAACAGAAAAAAGAAGCTAGTAGCGCTTTAGTTACACTAGAAAACCAAGCTATTAAAAAATTAGATGAAGTTAAAAATGCACCTAATGAACTTGATATTAATATTGAAAAAGTAGAAAAAGGAATTGATCAAGTAAAAGTTCTTTTAGAATCTCCTGAAGATCTAGATACAGAAGATTTGGCTACATTAGAACAGTCACTTGTTAATTTAGAAGATGATTTAAAAAATAATAAAAAAATTAAATCAAATTTTGATTCTAAACAACATAAACAAGTTATTAGTGAACTTGAATCAGATATTGCCACTATTAGTGAATTTCGTCGTGTTTTGATTGATAATGATAGTGAAATAAATGAATCAAGTGATGCTCTAATAGAGACACTTAATTCAAACAATACGCCTTCTCCTGAAATAAAAACAGATTCTGTAAAACAATTAACAGAAAAAGTAGTATTAGAACCTACAACAGTAACTAATCAACAACTAGAAAAACTGGCTTCTAACCCACAATTAGATAAGCAGGAACAAGGACATTTCCAAAAACTATTTGAAGCCCGTCAATTAGAAGATGCTTTAAAAGACTCTGATCAATTAAAGCAAACTATTTTCGAAGATAATAAAACAACTGGATATAAAAGTATCCAGCAATATCGATCTGACGTTGCCGCAGCACTGCGCGGCGAAGACGGCGAAGCCGCGAAGCGAGCATTGCAAGGCATAAAAACATTTACAGAAGGACATGTTAGTAAAGCAAAAGCAGCAAGAAAAGCTTTTGAAAATATCAAATTAAATAATATTAAAGAACAACAAATTATACCAACACAGTCCAAAGGTAAATTTACTTGGATTACGCCTCAAAGACCTTTCAAAAAATCTTTTTTACGTAAACACGGTGGACTAGTATTAAATACCCAATCAGAAAAAGTAATTAATCAAATTGAAAAAGAAGCTGAATTATTAAATTTGGTTTTAAATCAAGTTAGTAAAATTGCTGAAACAATTGAAACATCTGAAAAAAAACAAGATAGTAAAAGCGCTTTAAAAAAATTACAAAAAGAAATTGAAAGTGATTCAAATACATCTATTAAAACAATTACTGATTTTGCTAATAAATATGGATCACCAGAGCATAAAGGGTTATTAAGAAAATTAACATCTTTACCTCATGTTAAAACACTTGGATCAGTAACAACTGATACAAAAGAATCTACTGTTGATAATAAAAAATACAAAGCGGTAGGCACTTATGACCCAAATAAACATGCTATTGCTATTGATGTCAGTGCATTAAATTCATTAGATGAATCAGGGTTAGAACATTTTATTGAAAGTATCATTCATGAATTAAGCCATGCAGTTACTTATGATTCTATTGAAAAGAATGCAGAATTAAAAAATGATTTAACTGAAATTAATAAAGAAATTAAAGAATGGTTAAACCAAGATAATAATAAAGAAAAAATCAAAAATATCGAATTACTTGAATATGCTATTCAAAATGAACAAGAATTAATTGCAACAGTATTAGGTTCAGCCCAACTTAAACGAGATTTAAGCATTATACCCAGTTCTAAAAATAAAAATATGTTGTCTGAGTTTTCAAGAAAACTTATTAACTACATTAAAAAGTTAGTTAAATTAGAGCAGCCTGAAATATCTATACTAGAACGTGTTTTAAATTCGTTTGATAATGCAATTAAATTAAATGAGGGTAATTTAAATGAGCAATTGGCGTCAGAGCAAAATAAAACGCCTAAAACGAATTCAGAAAAAAATACGACACTCGAATATAGACAGCAAACACAGGACATTAAACAGTTATCAGATAAAGAAACTGAAAAAACAGAAATTGATAAAGAACCCGGAACCAAAATATTCGCGTTCGAAAGAGAAGCAGAACCTATTAAAGGACCAATAAGCCAAGAACAGTTATTTTCTATTAATCGTTTATCTGCTTTTTTTACTAATAGTAATAAAACAGCTATAGGGCAAATTAATAATTTTATTTCTACTACTGTTAGAGATTCAATTAACGATATAGATCAATTAATTGGATATGGAAGAGTAACAGAAGATAGATTAGAAAAATTTAAAGAAAGAGGAGATCCTAAATCTTTTATTAATGATTTTTTAAATCATAGAGATAAATGGCATAAAGATATTGATCGTCTATTTAGACCTAATAAAACTCATTCATGGCAAAAACCTCTTAATTTTTTTACTAATGAAGAAGGCAATATAGATGGCCCTATAAAAGATGCTATTAGTGTTGCTAGTTATAATTTTGTTACTGAAAATCATAACAATCTCTGGTTTAACTATACAGATAATGAAAAAAAAGCAGTACTCAATTTAGAACGTACTGAAGAAATACCCATAGAACAGAGTCAAGCTATTTTTGATAAAGGTAGGCGTGATAACTCAGTTATTATGGAATTAGGTAATGCAGCTTATCAAGCCGCAGGATTATCTTTGAATACCGATGCGCCTATTAATGAAAGTGAATTAATAAAAGGCGCTTTAGGTAATATGGCTTTAGCAGTATTACTTGATAGTCAATATTTTCAACGTAATGAATTGCCTGGATCTTTGTTTAATTCTACTGGGAATAAACATGAAAAGCATTTTTTTATTAGAAGTAATAAACTTAAAGAAAATAATGAATGGGTTAATAACCCAAAATTAGAAATAATAAAAACTAATGCTAAAGGGCACCAAGGATTTTTAAATGATCTATTTGGTGTAGAGCATATTAAAACAATTCCTCAATCAAAGCCTTTTAAAGTAAGACAAAAAAAAGCTAAAAATTCTGATATGGAAATATCTAAAAAACAAAAGCAATTATTGCAAAAAGCAAATAATAAACCTTATTTTATAAAAACAGATCTTGTTGGGGAGAAAGGTTTAATTAATCGTTTTAGTGATAGCTTGTTAGGTAAAGTTATAGGCAAAATTGATATTGAAAATGAGCCTGTGCACATTGTTAATAGAGAAGGTATTCAAGGTAAAAATGACGCATTAGATAGGGAAATAGAAGCTGTTAAAGAACATATTAAAGATCAAAAAGATTTTGATTTAAAAAAACCTTTTTATATTAATCATGTTGTTTGGAAACAGTACCGTGTTGGTCAAGACTCGGCAGGTATAAATCCACAAAATTCTAAATTCCATAGAGCTTTAATTACAATAGATGATTGGAATACCACTATTAACCTTAGTACAGGTGAGAATTTAAAAGAATTTCAATTAGGTGTTATGGAAGCACTTGAAGGCGCTCTCAGTGGCGTTAAAACAGATTCTGCACCCTCTGAAAAAGTTTTAAAAAGTTTTTCTAAACTTTTAGAAAATGAAGATATTTTATTAGCAACAGATGTGTTGCAACAATTAGCTGATCAACCTGATAGACAATTGTCTCAAGCTGATGAAAATGCTATAGCGGCAGGTGTTAAAGCTGGAGGAGAAAATACTCATAGCCTTATTGGCTTGATAGCGTTAACTAAATACCGTGATGCAAAAGAAAATGGAAAAAACACATTTACTTCAGATCTTATGCGTGAAGGTGATGGTAAAAATAACGGGCCTATTATCGCATTATTGCAAATGGGATTATCAGGAGATCTTAAAAAAGATTCTCAATTAATGGCAATGGGCGGTCTTTATACTAAACAAAGTCAGTTTAAAAATTATGCTGAATATGCTGATAAAGCCGGATTAGATTTATATAAATATATTGCTAAACGCGCTAATAAAGTTATGCAACAAGACAAAATAAATAATCCAAATAAACAAAAAGATTATCAACTATTAACAACATTAATGGGGGATATTGTTAATGATAAAGGGGAAGTAACTAAAGACGGACGTAATGCAACTAAAAATCCTGTTACTACTATTATGTTTGGTGCAGGTATAGACGGTGTTCTTAATGGAATGGCTGAAACATTTATTGAAAAATTTTATAGTCAACTAGAAAAAAATCATAATAATGCTTCAGAAATTGAATTAATATTTTCACAATTAAATCAATTGTTTCCTAATGCATTAAAAGTTAAACGTAGTCAAGTAATTGATCCTTTACTTTTTAAATTAGATCCGGGACAAAAAAAGATTTTAAAAAATTCTTTTTTAAATACTTTTGGTGTAGCTATAGAAGAAAGTATTAATAATGAATTTGGTAATTTATTAACTGTCCGAAGAAATATGAATAAAGCTGTTAATATGATGGCTGAAATGTATAAATTAGCTTTTGATTTTAAAGTTAATGAAAAACAGAAAGAAAATGCAAATATTATAAAAGAAAGAGGAGAAACACCTTTTGATTTAGTTAAATTAAAAGCTAAGTCAAAAAACGGTATTTATAAAGGTAAACTTTATCAGCCTGCTCTTAGTCAGCCTGAACTTAATGAAATTAAAAAAGAGTTAAAAGATTTATTTCCAGCTATTCATACTTATTTCAGTTTAAAAGAAAATAATATAGCTAGTGGTTTAGCTGCTATAAAAGAGCAAAAAGAAAGTTCACAGAATAATGCTTATAAAGCTGAATCTGATTTTAATGAATTTCGATTTTCAACAGAACATGGATTAAGCAAACCTATAAAATCAATGAATTTTGCTGGATTAGAAACTCAGTTAACAGCACCAGGTGTAGGTTTACCTATTATGGGAATCCATAGTACAGATTCATATATTAATATGCAGGCTTATGCTAATAATAATGTACTAAATAATCATGATGCTATAACAGGCTCAATGATTGAAACACCTAAAATTATGACTGATATGAATAAAGTTTTCATGGAGTCGCAAGCAAACTACTCAATACCTAAAGAAATTGAAAATGCATTAAATGCGACATTAACTGCATTTTCTGAATTGAAAAGCACAAATCCTAATGCTTTTGAATATGATACTGATTTTAAAAAGTTTGCTAAAGATTTTAAAATAATTGCACAACTTGCAGAAGATAAAAAATTAGCCTTTTTAAAGGAATTAAAATATGTTGATCAATACTATATGGAAGATGGGGCATTCGAAGTATCTGATAAAATTAAATCTAAAAAAATAGATATTAAATTATCAAGCCCGCCTCAAAATAGTAATCCTGCAATAGGGTATTCTACAGAAGAGATGTTTGATGCCATGAATCGTAATGATCCAATGGACCCAAACAAAGCAAATAATCTTAAAGATATACTAAATAATATTGTGACAAAGCTGCACGGTCCCGTAGGGTCCGATGCAGCATTTGTCAAAGCAACATTAGGAGAAACACCAGTAGAGTTAGCTGCTCGAATGGTTGCTGAAGGTAATTATAATTTTTCATCTGCTATTCAAAGTATTGGATTATCTTTAAAACCCGCAGAAGAGTTTGTATTAGAGCAAATTGAGTTAATTACACGAGGCTCACTTGATGGAAGTTCGTCTACAGATAAAGAAATTGTATCGTTATTTAAAAAAGCACGATCGCAAATTGATTCAAATGGTCGTATATTCCATGAGGGAGACTGGTCCCAAGCTACCCAAGCAGAAAAAGAACAAGCAAAAGCTATTTACGATTTTATATTTAAAGTTGATAGTGCTGGTGCTAGGAATCTTAGCAATCATATTAGTCGTTTTGTTGCTCTCACTCATGTCTACGATCCGTTACGGAATGCTTTAAATTTCGAAATTAATACAGACGTTAAAATAACAGGTAAATTAGGTGAACGACTTGAACAAGTATTTAATCAAATTGTTCAAAGTTGGAGTAATTTTTCTAATAATATTCATTCAGGACAAAAAGCAGAAGAACGTCTTAAGAAGTTAATTGAAAATTTAGTTATTAATGAACATAAAAGACGTTTAGAACAAAATCGTGAAGCAAATACTATTGAAGAAGAACTTAATGATGGTATAGAACGTCTAGGAAAAAAAGTTCGTGATACAGTATCTGATATTGGACGTTCTGATTTTTTTCAAAAAGATCGTTCTATTAAAGGTAAAGATATTAATCTTATCAAAACTGCTGGTTCAGCAATAGCTGTTACAGCCGAAGATAGAGTAGCTGAGGTATATGCCCAATTAGAGCAATGGCGTAATTCAGAATATCAAAAAAAGCCTTTAGGTTTATTAACATCTATTGCTAATGAAGTCAGAGGTGAACGACCTGAAACACGTGAACTTTACGAACTTAATCGAAAAACTAATAAAATAGAACAAGAGCGTAAAAATTTATTGGTTCAATTAAGTGATTTAACATTAAATAAATTTAGTGATCCTGATAATATTTCTGATTTTGAAAAAAGTGCTATATCTCAAGTATTTTTAAGAAATGATTTGGGAGCACTATTAAAAGATTATTCAGTAGCTGAAATATTCCAATTTGTACGTGATCCATTAAAACGTCAAAATGAAATACAAAAAAGATTAGCTAGTTTAACTAAATTTAAATTTAATAGAGATTATGTAACTGATGCTAAAGATCTCGCGTATTTTATGGCAACAGGCAAAAATGTAAGTGAACACTTATATAAAAATGTACATAATATTGCGCATCAATACAGTACTAAAAATACTGTTGAAGAAACTGAGATAGAACAAGTTAAAGAAATACTTGATCCTTTAGTTAGCTTACTAGCATTGGATTACACATCTCAAACAGAATTACATAATTTAGAACGGATTTTAATTCAAGAAGAAACTCGGGGTAATGATAATGCACTACACTATGTATTAAATATGCATAATAAATTGCAAGAAGATGCATTAACTGAATTATTTAATGATAACCCTATACAAATGATTAAAGGATATGTAAAAGAAAGTTATAACCCTTATAACACTGTTGTTGCTGCAACAGAAGAAGAAGGTATCGAATTAGAAAAAGAAGGCTATATTAAATTACATGAAGTACCTCGTGATTTAAATGATCCTGATAGTAATCAAATTAAAGCCCTTTATAAATTAAAAGGGATTGGATTGCAGTCATTTGAAACTGGCATGATTTCTTATAAAGGTTTACAAAGAAAAGGATCTACATTAAATAGTGCTAATAGCATTACAACTGATGAACAGGCATATCAGTATAAACAAGGTCGATTAAAAAGTACCTACACTAATAAAATACAAAAACGTTATAAACGTTCAAATTCAAATAACTATGATCCTAGAAAACAAAAAGGGGGTCTACTTGCGCCAATATTTAATGATAAAGGTGATGTAGCTAATTACCATTATCTTATGACTCATCATAACCGTGATGCTGTTATGGGTCGTGATAATGCTTTTGAGTCTATTCTTGCCCACACTAAAGCAAATCAATTTGATAAAACCGCTTCTGAAAAGCACAATAAGATGATTATTGAATCCTTACATCGTTTTTTTAATAAAGACTATATTCAGAACTCAGATGCTTATGTAGAGGTTTCTGATGAAGCTACTGATCCTCAAATACGAGAAGTGTACAGATTACTTCCTGAACGGACAAAACAGGCTATACGCGATATATGGGGCGCTGACAGACTATTTATTAGAAATGATTTATTGGATGTAGCATTTGGTTATAGGCATATGAGCCTAACAGATCCTTTTGGCCGGAATCCTGAAACTAGAAGTATAATGCAGAATACATTAATTGATATGCTCGAAAGTGCATTTGGAAAAAAAGCGACAACACATCTTCGTAAAGCAGAAGATTTATGGAAAGAGGCTGTTAGGTTACTTAAAGATATTGTTGTTATCCGTAATTTGCATACATTACTCGGCAACATTGCAAGTAATATGACTTTATTAATTTGGTATGGTGTCCCATTAAAATCTATGGGACGTATGCACAAAGAAGCTATAGCGGGGCTTCTTAAATATCAAGAAGATCAAGCAGAACTAATTAGATTAAAAAATGATCTATCAGCTTCGCCTAAAACAAAAGATTTAAAAGATTTAAGTGAAAAAATAAAAGAACTTCAATTTGAATTAGAACGTAACCCTGTTCATAATTTAGTTGAAGCCGGCATGTTTCAAACTATTTTAGAAGATATTGATAGTCAGAAAAAAAATAAACAGTTTAAATCTCCTACAGAAGAAAAAGTAGAAAAATTAAGTAATAAACTACCTGATGTTGTTGTAGAAACAAGTAAACAGCTTTTTGTATCTCCTGATACACCACTTTATAAAATATTAGCGAAAGCAACACAATCAAGTGATTTTGTAGGTCGTTATGTTTTATATGATTATTTAGTTAATCGAAAGCGTAAACCTTTAGACCCTAAAGAAGCACTAAGTCAAGTCAGTGAAGCGTTTGTTAATTACGATATTCCTAACCATAAATCGCTTCAATATGCTAATGCAATGGGACTAATGCTATTTACTAAATATTATTTAAGAATACAAAAAATTATTTATAATTTATCGCGCAGTCACCCATTAAAAGGGTTAATGATTGCTATTGCCGATCGACATATTAGTGAAGTACAGAGTATTATTGGCAGTAGTGCATTAACAAGAGGATTAAATAACCCAGTTGATCCAGGGGCATTTGGTTTATTTGGTGCATTAGATGAGCCTATACCGCTTAAAATGTTATTTAATTTAACTGATTAAGTACATTTAATTTTTTGGGTGTATCAAAAGAGTGGACCATTTAGAACTCCCAAATTTCTATGAATTCATCTACAGAATTAGCCTGCCTTGCCATTCACTAAAAAAAAATTTGACTTTAAATTTTCCAAGTCTACATTTATCGTTCCCACACCAATAAACAAATTTTGAAAACAGAGTATAAAAACTTCTCTCTTTCCAAGCTTCTTGCCCACAAAACGGGCAATTCCTTGGTTCGCCTTCTTCATCAAAATGCATAATCATTGAGCCTTTATGTTCGGACGTGTCTCATGCGTCATCGAGATCTCTATACCGGGGGTATTTATATGTTACAAATATGCCCCAATCGATACCGCCTTCAGTATCGTTTTTATATTTTTCATTCTGCTCAAGTCTCAGTCCAGTAGCGTTTGGCTGCACAGTACAAACAATGACGCTCTCGTTATCCAACTGCCATTGCTGAAATTCATCTTGACTACGAAAAAATGAATAACCTATAAGTTGTTTCAATTTACTCACCTACTAAGCAAGGGTTTACGTGACCTGTTGGGCCGCTGTTTGGCATTGCCATTTTTTTTCGACAATCGGCAATGCCTCTCTATATGCGTCTAACCATGAGCTGTCTATGGCTTGAGGAGCTAGTACCCTATCTAGGTCGTTTAGGTATGCCGCCGACTTAATTAGATTAATGTCTCGCGTAGAAAATTGACCACTAGAAATACGTGACTCGGCATGATCAATTATTTGCTGTGCTTTTTTACTTGGCATTACTTTTCTCCTGTTCGTTGTTGGGGGGTTATGTTGATCCTATTTTGACCATTAATATTATTTAATTATTTCTTTATATAGTTTTTGTTCATGAACATAAATAGCACCCAAGAGCCATATAATTGCTGTAATGGTTAAGGCGCTAAGTATGATGGAAATGATATAGCCTACAACAACAATTGAAAAAGAAAATATTGTTGTTAATAAAACAAGGCTAAGGATTTTTAATTTTTTAAGTACTGTCATCTGATGATGAATCAGATTTATTAAATATACTATTCGATGCTAAAGTATTATTTCCAGTAATCTCTAAATTGTCAGATATTTCTACTAAAGCACAAAATTCAGGTTCAGATTTTTCATCAGAATCAGAAGTAGATTTTTTTTGACGTTGCTTAATAAATTCTATTGATTGAATATTACCTTTTAAACCCGTTTCTTTTAAATAGTAAGCAACTGCTTTTTCAATGACATCTTGTTTAAATTTTATTTCCATTAATTTTTTCCTCTTAATTAATTAATTAAAGCTAAAAGATTTTTAAACATATTAGTTTCAATACCAGCTTCTACAGCACCTATAGCATCAGCCATATGTTCAGCTTTGTTTTTCGTAATTACTTGTTGACCATCTTTAATATATGTAGGCCAGTTAAGGTGTGGATACTTACTAGAAACTTTATCTATAATAACACTTTTAGAAGTTTTACTAGGTAAATCATGAGCTATTTTAACTTCATTTGCTGTAACTTCAATAATGTTAATATCCATAGCCTTTAAAGAACCTAAAATACCTATACAAATACCGTAGCTAGCCATAGCTCGGGCAGTTTGGCTACCATGAGGAACTTCAACAAAAATAATTTTAGCTGTTTTTATTTCATGATAAATTTTCGTAAAAATATTTTCTGCCCTTACTAAATCTTTTGAATTATTACGAACTTGTTTATTTTGATTATCTGATTTAGTAGAACAAATACCTAATCTAGTATAATCAACGGTGTTATTTTCTATATTATAGAAACCATGAACCCATCCCCAATTTCTTAAGGATGGGTCTATACCTACTATTTTAATAGGTTGCATATTTTAATAAATTTTAAGATTTATTAAATAAACTACCAACAGGTGCATCTGTAGATTTATCAGATGTGGCAGTACTTTTAGGGGATGTATTTGCAGTTTTTTTGTCACTTGATTTATCAATTATATTTCCAGTATTAGCTCTTTCCCATTCTTTGTAAAATGTAGCTTCTGTTGCCTCTGCAAGAATTTCTGCATTGGTGTATTTGTCAGGCGCTCTAAAAAATTTATCAATTTCACTCGTTTCTTTGGTCTGCCCTGTTAATACATATTTATTATTAACTAATTTTTTTGCATCAACAATCTGTCTTTGCACTCCTATATACACTTCATGATCTAATAACTCTGTTATCATATCTACAGTTGTCGGAATTTCTTTTTTTATATTAGGATCATTGTTATATACATTAATTACTCTTTCTTCTGTTTCTAAATCAGATATAGATTTTCCTAATAATAATTTAATAAGGCCATTTATTAATAAATAATTAGGTAAATATCTTTTATTTTTATCTTTATCCAAATAAAAATTCACATTCCCTTTAGCGTCACCAGATGTAATATAAATAGTTTTTTTAAATTGTTTATTATCGGGTAATGCAAAATTAAATGCTATACCTGTAGCTCCTTTAGGAGATTTCAAAGTATAAGCCGTGGTTATTTTTGCTAAATAAAGACCAGAATCTATAATAAAAGATTTATTAAAAATTTGATCTTTTTCTTCATCTTCAATTGTTTTATCGTCTTTTATATCTGATAAAATACTCATATTTTTTCCTATGTTTAATTTAATTTAATTATTTACTGTAATTATTTACCGTAAAATTCTTTTAATCTATTTAAAACAATTTGAACATCATTATTAATAAATGTTTCTGCTATAGGCCACATTCCTATAGGTGAACTAATTCTTTCGTTAATAGAATCTTTAGTTACTCGTGTTTGAAATACGTGTTTATAACCTAAAAGTTTTTCTTCTTCATTAATAGTTAAAAAATCAGATTCATAAGGTTCTAAATCTTTTAATGATTTTTTCTTAGTAGAAATTACTGAAGAGAAGTAAGATTCAATTCCATTCTTTTTTAATGAACCTTTAATAGGGACGGAAGTTTCTATAAGCATCTCAATTTCATTATGTTGATCAAATGTATGTGCTAAAAAAATAATATTTTTAGAAGATGCTGCTGCATATTGATTAATTAATTTTTTAAAGTATTGTGCAAAATTACTCCAGGCTTCCATACCATTAGGCGAATCAATTACATAAATAGATTCATACATTTCCATTAAATAAGTAAGTGTATCAATAACAATAGTATGGATATCTTTCATTTCTTCTGCTTCTTCAAATGCTGTGTATACTTGAGAAGGGTCAGTAACAATAAGATCTCTAAAGCGCTCATCTTTATTTTGTTTAAAAGGTAATTTTTTACCTGAGCTATCGCAATTTAAATACATAACTCCTTTAGGATTTTCTATATGTTGGAGTGATGATGATTTACCAGTTCGAGATTTACCCGTAATTAAAAAAATATCATCATTTGCAAATACAGGTGTTGTTGTTTCATTCATAAAATTTTTTGTCCTTCTAGTTATTTAGTTTTTTATTAACAGTAACCATAATAGTAGATAAGATTTCTGACTCAGGTAAACTGTCATTAAATTTTTCATTAAGTTCTAAAACACTTGATAGTATTTGATTATAAGAATATCCCCCATCAACTAAAATTAGTGCATAACGGATAAGTTGATTGTTACGATTACCGTTTTCTGCATGTTGTACTACCCAACGTTCAATATTGCCAAGTTGGGATAGATCTATAAGTCGCTGTTTAAAATCCTCATTTTTAACTGTTTTAGGTATAAAAGGTAAAACGTCTAAAAGCTTCCCATCAATATATTCAGAATAACCATTATAAGTAAGCCATTTTCTTGAACGTTGTCCTGTTTGAGTATCAGAATTAAAAGGCAACCATTCAAATACATTTTGCATAAATTCTTTAAAAATATCAGCTTCTAATTTTAATTTATAATTGGTTGGGATAATAATTCTGAATCGATTATTTTGTTGGGTATGACGTTTTGTTGTATATAAAAGAGCTTTATATCCTTTTAATAAACTTTTAGCCATTCTGAAAGAAATGTCAGTATCAACATCAAAAACTATAATATTAAAACCAGGTATACAATGTTCATCACTACGATAAGAATCTTTAACGTGGTGATTAACCCAATGAAAGTTTGGTAATTGTGTTAATTTAGTTAATTCAATAAATGGAGCTATATCATTATTATAGCCTTCAGTTATTTGATTACTATAGCTAATTATAATTTCATTTAAATTAGTGGGTTCTAACATTTCACCCGATATAAATTCAATTGTATCTTGGTAACGACGTTTAATTAATATATTATTTTGATATCCCCAAGCACCTGCTTGAATAAGCATTTCATTTTTAGCACTAACAGAACCTCTATAAAAAGGTAAGTCTTCTACTAAATCGGCTTGAGTTACTTCTTTTGATTTAGCTCCTAAATATTTAGCTAAACGGACATAAGGTCTATCTCTAGTAAGAATAGACTCAAAAGCTTTACCAGAATCTTCAGCAATTTTAATAGCGGCTTTAAAATGTAATGGAGTAATCTCTGCTGAAGTATCAATAAAAGCGTATATAGCCGCTAATCTCATTGTCTTATAAGCACGATGTTGTAACTCTACTCGTGGAAGTATTTCATACTCTTCTAATTCATGAGCACGAGTTTTGCAATAATTCTCATATTCAAAAAATAATAAAGCAGTTTCATCAGGTACTACTAATACTCTATCGACATGGGAAATATCGCTTAATTTTTCAATAGCAGTAGAAACTTTATCTAAAATAACATCTGGTTCCCCTTTTTTAGCTAATTCAAGTTGTTTTTCTGGAGAAAGTAATTCAAGTTTTTCTGAATAATTTTCAGGAACAAAACCAAAAAAACATCTCCTAGCATAACCAGAAAAAAGTAAAGACAAAAATTCATCTTCATTTTTTCCACCATCTAATAATGTATTTGGAACCCCAAAAAGCATTAAATTAGTAGGAACTAAACCCGATAATGTTTCTGATCTAATAGATTCAGTAGTA